TTCCATGCTTTTAGCGCGTGTGCTAAATCTTCTCGCTGCGTTCCTACTACTTGAACTGCTAATGCATTACCCGGTACAATTTGTTGATGTTGTTTTGCTTTTTTACTCATATAACTTTATTTGATTTTTTATAACTGTGGTTGTTGTGGTTTAGCTTGTTCGCCTCTTACATTGAAACGGAAATGTTTTACTCCTGGACTTTGTGACACATATCCTTGAATACGTTGTGCTTCTTTTCCTGGGTTCTCGCCTAAACGAAAATATATGTAAGCGCTTTTACCTGATCTAGATAATTTTTTAGTTACAACAGTAAATCCTTTTTTCTCAGCCCATTGTAAAATATCCATTAACGTTTGTTTTGCCATAGCAGGATCATTCATTACCATTTCAACACCTCCGCGATACTCAGTAATGTGATTATCTAAACGAGCTTCTTCTAAATCATCATGAACTTCTTCAGAAGTCATACCTTTCATGAGGTCTTTTGTCTTCTGTAGTTCTTTATTATATAATGCTAAATTAACTGCATCAGTTTTATCTAACCCAGGAACTACAGTATGTTTTTGAGCTGTTTGTTCAGTTAATCCAAAAAACTCTTTATATAATTTTTTTAGTTTATTCATTTTATGCCTTTAATATAAATAAAAATTTTCAAACGTCCAAATTAGTTAACGTCAAAATATCTATTTAAATGTTGTCCGATATTTTCATAACACATTGACATACGATCTTGTGCTTCTTTTAATTCTCGTGCCGCTGATTCGAAATCTCGATAATCTTCATACATACGTTTATTAACTTTTTTCATTCCGACATTTGAAATCATATCTTCGCTTTCAGTCATAATACGATCTGCGCGTTCTACAATATTTTTAACACGTTGTACAATTTCTTCTAGATCGCCTTTACCGTAAACTGAATCGCCTAATGCTGAGAAATTTGCTACTTCTTGTACAAATTGTTGTTTCTCTTCACGAGTCATTGGTTTTGGTTGGTCTTCTAAGATTGTTTCTAATATGAATTTTAAATTTGGTGTTCTCATGTTATATCCTACATTTCCCATCTTCACATAAAATTGATGTAATGATGCTATTAACTTTATTATATTTGTTTGTGGTATTCATTTTACCAACTGATTCGTGCATGTGCGTAGGGCGCATAAAAGCCCCATGTGTTGAAGGATTAGATACGAAGTCCCAACATATTAATTCAAAGTCTTCTTGTACCTCAACCGTGCCTTCGCTACGTAACTCTTTAACGGAACCTAATCCACGAGATGAAATTCCTAATGTAATACCAGCTTTGAATAATTCTTTAAGAATCTTTCCTGACGGAGTTTCTAAAATTTGAACAGCTCCCTTTAAATCATCGCCATCCCACCATATTTTTAAAATATTATGAGATACATTGTTTAAGTTTACTACAGATGACTCTGGGTGATCTAACTCACCTAATGCTCTATGTTGAGAAATATATTCTTGTTCATATCTACGGCATTCTCTTTCTAATATATGTCTAGGATATATTCTACCGTTTTGATTTTTCGCACCAGCTCGTTGTAATACACCTTGAACAACAAAACCTCCTGGTATGCCATATGCGGCTCCACTTGATTCGTTTAATGAACCAATTGGAATAAACGGCATATATTCTACTAAACGTTGTTTTGTCATGTTTTTATTCTCCTAATGATCTTACTCGTTCTGATATTTTAATTAATCGTTCCGATATTTTTGTTAATGCTTTCGATGCAGCCGGTCCATATTCAGTAGCAGCGACTCCTGATTCTGTTTTTAAACGTGTTGTATGCCCAATAATAGTTTCAATTTCATGAAGCTTCTTAGCAATTTCTCGAATTGAATCTTTTACTTTGTGTGATGGTTTAACATCGCCTTTTTTATAATCGCGATATCCTTCGATAAGTTCTAGATACTTTTTATCTAAAACATCTTGAACAGCTTCATATTTAATATTCTTGCTTTTCCATTTATTTGGTTTAGCAAATGCGGCTGGAGTATTATATCCTGCAATTGCTCCGGTAACATTTTGTTCTTCTAAATCTTCCGGATTACAAATTGCACAATCGGGCTGACCACAATCGCATGTTGCTTCATGAACTTGAAATTTCTCATCCATTTCTCTTAACAATGATTTCATTAATGCATCTCCTTTAATTCTCGAACTAAATCAAAATAACGTAACAATGATAATACATGAGACTCTTTAATAGTTTTCATAGATTCTACATTACAAAGCATTTCTGACAATTTAGACACTTTAATTTGTGTTGCAGGGTCTGTAATTGATTTTGCTTGTTTTGCTAAGTCTGTTTTAATAGTTGGAATAATTGTTTGAACATATTCACGTAACGCAGTTGTATCATTTACGTGAGTAATATATTTGTTAAGCAATTGTTTTTGTGATTCATCTAATCCGGAATATTTTTCATTGAATTTATCAACTAAAATTTTATACGATAATAAACGCATATCTTTAGATTGAGATTCAAATGCCTCAATTAATTCATCACGTTTCGGCTGTACTCGTTCTGTAATAATCCCATGATCAATAATTACATTTTTACATTCCATTAATTGTTTTGGGTTTGCTGTTTCTGCATACTCAAAAATCATATTAATTGATGCTAATACTTTATAGTTACTAATATGCATTTTAGCCATATCATCAAAAACAAATTTCTCAGATATTTCTTTTACTAAATTATAACGTTGACGTCTTAAAACTGTTTGATTTAAATTATCATATGCAGTTTTAACCGTACGGATATAATCTAATGCTTGTGCTTCACTTCTAAATTGTTCTTTAACAAGAGCATTATATAATTGTAGTTCTTTAGAAAGCTCAGTATTTCTACCAAAGTATTTTTTAATGATATCAATCGTTGATGATTTATTCGATGACAATGTTTCTGAAGTTAATTTCCTAACTAACATTTCAAATAAAATACCTGTATTTTTGTATTTTGAATGTTTTAGTTTCTTCATATTCTGTGCGATGCCTTATTTTTTTAATAAATATGTTTGTAATTATAAAATATTGTTTTCGTCTAACATAGTACCCGCATCATTATCAAGCTCGCTAATTTTATTAGTTTTCAATGATTCTGATATAATACTTCTTCCGTTACTATTTTTAGATGATAATTTTTTTACAAAGCTTTCTACTGCAACACTGCCGGCTTGATTTTTAAACTTAGGGTCTGGTTGGAATGCTGTGCGTTGATTCTCAGGATTAAAATCTTGTTTAATTTGTTTTATACCTGTCGGATCCCAGCCGAATGCATTTTTATGTTGTCCTGCCTTGATTCCTTCTTTAGGTCGGCCGCCTTGATCTTTTTCTTCAACTTCGCTGCTTGACATATGAACTGTTGCTAAATCATGAGGCGTTCCAAATGATACTCCCGTAATTGCCGGGTCATTACCTTCTTGTTCAATTTGATTTTGACGGAATCTCAATTTAAGGTCTTCAATCACATTTGTACGTTCTTGTAGCCATTGTTCTTCTGACATATTGAAAATGTATTCATATATGTATTTATCAGAAACTAATTTACTATCTTTCATTGCATTAGCTAATGTAATTTTTTCATTCATTAATGCAACTTTTTGTTGATCGTATATAATTGATGGTGCTGTTAATTCTAATTCAAATCCAACTAAATCTTCACCATCATATCCCTGCGAATATAAATGCACAATTGCAATTTTAGTTAACTCCGAACAAATTATTTTTTGTATACGTTCAATAGTTCTAGCAAAACGAATATCCATTGAAGCTAACGTAGTTTTACCTTCTACTGCTTCTGCATAGCCTAAGAATGGTTTCGGAATCTTAAGTGCGGCCATCATTTTGTCTTTGATATATTCAATATCATCCATTCCGGTGAATGTCATACCCGGTAATGTATCAATCGTTGTTGATGACTGTCCTCCACGAACTGGCAAATAATAATCTTCCAACATGTTGTTAAGATTAAACTTTAAATTGTAATTTCCGGTTTGTGGATCAATGTGTGGAATCTTTTTCATTTTATTGATAATTGCTTCCATGAATGTATCAACCTCATTTGGCGGAATATTACCAATATCAATTTTAAAAATACGTTTCTCAGGAGCACGCATTATACGATGAATAAGCATCGCATCTTCCATCATCATTAATTTTTGGAATTCTTTACGGGCTCCTTCTAACATAGATCTACCATATGGTAAGAAGTTAGAATCTGACAACATACGGAAATGTGCAATTTCAAACGTATCATATGTCATTTGTTCAGATGCAATGTTTTTGAATTTAATGTCGTACTCACCTGTTGCTTCATTAAATTCTTCCCATCGTTCAATTTCGTAACTTGAGAATGGACGAACATTTAATACACCATATTCTTCTGCAATATCTAATTTCAAAAAGAAATCGCCGTATTTAGTCATGTTTCTAATCCATGTCCATAAATTAAACTCAACGTTTAAAACATCATAGAATAGATTATAAAGTATTTTTTGTACTCGAGTGTTATTAGTTTTAATAGTTAAGATTTCTCCGAACTGATCAGCTAATGTAGATTCATCTGAATAGATATCTAACGCTGAACTAATAATTGGATCTTTATCCATCATTTCGTAGTCAGCATATAACTGCATACGATTTTGGTGCATATAATAGTTTGAATCATATCCACCCATTCCACCCACGCGGTGTTTATTTGCTCCGTGCAGACGAGTATATCTATCTGCAACTTTACTTTGACCTAAATTACCTACTGATTGTAAACGGTTTGTATCAACTACTCGTAGCTGATCTTTTCCATATGCTCTAACAATTACATTGGTACTAAATAGATTCTGTAAACGTTTTCTTAATGACGCCATATTTTCTTTTTTATATAAATATAACTAATTACAGAACCATGGGTATTTTAACGAATAAGCCACGTTAACGATTCATCATCGCGGCCGTTATTCCAATTCCATCCAGTATCTTGGTTATTTTTATTTCCGGTATAAATAACTGGACTAGTTTTTTGAAATGATGACAACGCTCGCTTATTTAAATCAATTCCTTGTTGACGTAATTTTAATGCAGTGTCACGTAACCAAAGTCCAATACAAAATGACATTACTAAATCGTCATTATATCCTTGTTGTGCTTGTGCTTTACCATTTAGCCATATC